CGAGGCTCGCGTGCATGGCAATGAGGGCGCGTTGGTGCCTGACAAGCCGCCCTACAGCCGCGAGGCGACCAACCGGGCGATTCGTGAGGCCGGTGGCCTGGAGCATCTGCGCTGGGGTGAGGCTGAAACGATCCTGACCCGCCATGTTGAGCAGGCCGGACGTGCCACCATCGCCCACAGTGTCGAGGATTCCGAGCTGCCGGACGATGAGCTGGAGATCGCCCGTGCTGAGTCGCTGGATCGGTTGGCTGCCGCTGCCGACATTCTACATGACATGCAGCTGATGTCTGATACTGAAACCGCTGATGAGGCTGCCCGGGTTGCCGAGCTGGAGCAGCAGGCAGCTGTTGCCGAGGCTGACCGGATGATCGCCGAACATGAGGCGGATCTGGAGCAGATCGAGGCCGAGAAGGTTGCCAGACGGCGCAAGTTCAAGCGCCCCATCGGCTGGGCTCGGGTGATGGCGGTCGATGCCACCAATCCGGGCTGCGGGTTCTGCATGATGCTGGCCTCACGAGGCCCTGTGTACAGCTCGAAGGCGAATGCCCTGGGGGCGTTCCACAACAATTGCCGTTGTGTCGCGGTGCCGGTGTACACGTCGAAGAACTGGCCCGGCAAGGAAGCATGCGCGCAGGCCAAAAAGGCTTACGATGCTGCCGCCAAAGAGGCTGAAGCAAACTCCGAGAAGTGGGGCGCCGAGTTCACCAAGGCTGTGCAGGCTGAACGCAAGAAGATTGGCCCAGATCGCACCACCGAAGAAGACGCAGAAGCTCGCAAGGCAGCACGAAAAGCTGCCAACAAGGCCACAGTCGGGGAGCCGATGCTCCCGGCGGACGTGCTGGATCTCGAGCAGCGTGGTGCTCGCACTGCGGGGAAAGATGCTGGACGCGGAACCCACCGCAAAAAGAAATAGCCAACCAACCACCTATCAGGCCGCTCCTTCGGGTGTGGCTTTTTTCATGCCTGCGCAAGGTGCGTCGGGCTTTTTTCATGCCCAGGAGGCATCCCATGGCTGACGAGCCAACTACCCCAACCGAGGCTGTAAAGCCCGCCCCGACTCCCGCTGATGTTGCCACTGCGGCCCCGGCGGACAAGGCGACTCCCCCATGGGGGAGTGACGCCGAGTTCGACGCCGAGAAGGCGTGGCGTCTGGTGCAGAACTTGCGTGCAGAGCTTGCCGAGGTCAAGACGGCGCGGGACGAGGCGACCGAGAAGGCTGCCGGTCTCGAAAAGTCGTCCGCTGATCTCAAGGCGTCTGCCGACAAGGCTGCCGCTGAAGCGGAGGAGCTGCGGGCTTCGGCCGCTGCCGAGGCGACGGCCCGTGCCAAGGAGCGGCTGCTGTCTGATGCGGGGCTGGACCCCGCAAAGTTTTCCCAGTTCCTCACTGGCGATGACGAGGCAGGGTGGCGGGCTGCAGCGCAAACTCTCGCCGATCTAAAAACCGACACCAACCCGGTGAAGTCACCGGCGTTGGATCCCGCCCAGGTGGCGGCACCAGTAGTGGACGAACGTGCCGCACTGGCAAATCAAATCTTCGGTGCCTGAGAGCACCATAACCATAGGAAGGGCACAACATGCCTCTTACTAATGCCACCACTCTGAGTGGCCTTGATGCGGCTGGCGTTCTGCCGAAGCCGCTTGTTGACCAGATTTGGAAGAACCTTGCCTACACCTCGGTGATCCAGAAAGTTTCCGGCACCACCCCGGTGTCGATCACCGGTAATACCTCCATGACCATGACCGGCGACCTTGTTGCCGGTGTGGTGGGCGAGGGTGAAGCCAAGCCGATCGTGAACGCGAAGCCTTCCCTGAAGACTTTCAGCCCCATCAAGGTGGCAGCGATCATGTACTGGTCAAAGGAAGCCCGCATTGCGAATCCCAGCGGGTACCTGGACACCTTCACTGAGGAGCTGACTCAGGCTGTGGGCCGCGCGGTCGATATGGCTGTGATCCACGGCAAGAACGCACTGAATGATTCGTTCATTTCGGGTGTGGAGTATCTGGGTCAGTCCACCAATGTGGTCGAGCTCGGGACCGCTGCGAAGAAGGATGGAGGTCTGTACCGGGACGTGCTTGACGGCTACAGCAAGGTGGTGGAGGCCGATTACGACTTCACCGGCTTCGTCGCCGATCCACGCATGCGTGTTGCCCTGATGGGTGCCACCGACATTGATGGCCGCCCAGTGTTCCAGACCGCCCCGAATCTGGCTGACGGCATGGACACCATGATGGGTCTGCCCGTCGCCTACGGCAAGGGCGTGGCCGGAAAGATCGGTGCCGTCGCTGACACCGGTACCCGCGCTATCGGTGGCGATTTCGCTGGGAATGTGAAGCTCGGCTATGTCGAGCAGATCAATTTCAAGCGCACCGATTCCGCCACCCTCATCGACGGTGGCGAGACCGTCCCGCTGTGGCAGAACAACCTCGAGGCACTCCTTGTTGAGGCGATGTTCTCCTGGGTGATCCGCGATGTGAACGCCTTCACCGTCTACACCGACAAGGTGGACGAGGCTGCAACCACTCCTGCCGGGTGACCGGCAACCGATTCTGAGAGGGGGACGGTATGACTATCGCAACGCCTGAAGACATTGCCACCTCGCTTCTGCGGGGGCTGACGGAAAGTGAAGCAGATCTTACCGTCCCCCTTTTGGAACGGGTCGAGGCCCGCATCACAGCCCGGATCCCTGACCTTGCCGATCGCATCACTGATGTGACGTTCAAGAAGCTGGTTGCAGAAATTGAAGCCGAGGCGGTGGCGCGCGTCCTGCGCGCCCCCGATGGTGGTCTGTACACCTCTGAGACGGAGGGCGAGTACTCCTACCAGCTCAATTCTGTGCTGGCTTCTGGGGCGCTGGACATCACCGACACCGAGTGGGGTCGGCTACTGAGTCCGTGGGGGTCAGTGGCCCCGGAAACGGACGGCTATCTGGCGACCCGCGGCTATTGGCACGTTCCGCCTGATCGGCGTTTCCAGTATTCGTGGCCGACTGATCTGCAGGGGTGAACCGCATGTCTTTGCTGAAGCGCGGTCCCCATGTGGTGACGGTCACCCCAATGGTCGAATCTCGCGACGAGCTGGGTTCGACCCTGGAGCCCGGAACGCCTGTGACGGTGGGCGGCTGCATGGTGCAGCCGGTGTCCGTGTCGGAACAGACCTTGAGCCTGTCCGAGGGTGCCAACACGGTCTATCGCGTTCTGGGTGCAGGCCCGTGGCCGGGTGGTCTGAATTCGGCTGTTCATGTCGATGTGGGGCCGCCTGGTGCGCAGGGATGGACCTTCGACCAGCAGGGCGAGGCGAAGACCCGCTCTGTATCGGCGCGGACAGCAAATTTCTCGGTCCTGATGAGGGCGAGTGGCGCGGAGGTTACCTGATGGGTTCCGTCAACAAAAACGTCAACAAGGTTGCCGCAAGGCTCGCTGGAGCATCCCCGGAAATGGATGCCGCGATCGCGAAAGCTGAGGCTGCGGTTGCTGCTGAGCTGGCAGGCCACCGGCGCACCGGGCAGTTCGCGAGCACAGTCCGCACTAAAAAGGTCCGCAACGACCGCTATTTGTACACCGACGACAACGCTGCTTGGAACATCGAGTTCGGGCACAAGGCCCCTGATGGCAGCTGGGTGCGTGGCATTTTCGCGTTCTCGAATGCGGCAAGGAAGTTGGCGCGATGACGTTCTCAGTTGATGCGCTACAACTGTCGGTCGAGCAGGTCTCGGCTATCACCACCGCCACGGTGGATGTGACGATGCCGGCGAATACGCCGGCCAAATATCCGTTCGTTCTGGTGCAGGCTTCGGCAGCAACACCAGTGATCAACGGCAGGCCCGAGTTGGCGGCTGAGTGGACGCTGACGGCGGCATGCATGGATGTGAAACGCGCGGATTCGCGCGAGCTTGCTGACCAGGTGTTGGCGGGATTGATGGCTTCATGGCGGCAGGGACGCCGAACCGGCTCCGGATGGATCTCTCGGATCTCCGTGGCCGCATTCCCCACCCTCGTTGAAGGTGGGGCAGTCGGGGACAACACATGGCGCACCGACATCGTGCTCGATGTCGTGGGACGCCATTAACCCTCACAAACTTTTGGAGTGGACAATGGCAACACTTGAAGATACGGCTGTGCAGATCGCCGGGATCGGGCACGTCTATTACGCCGAGCCCGGAGCCCCCGAACCGACAGCTGCTGAGCTGGCCGCATTCGATTTCGATGATCCGACAACCCTGCCCGGCTGGACATGGCTGGGCGATACAAGTTCTGAGAATCTGATTGAGTTCGAGGTTGATGGCGGGGATTCCAGCGTGCTGCGCACCTGGGACCGCCTGAATGTGCGGGCTTCCAAGGAAGCCTCCACTACCACCGCAACGATCAATTCGGTGAATGTGTCGAAGGACACTATCGATCTGGCTTTCCCGGGATCTGCGAAGAACCTCACATCGGGCGCATGGGATCTGAAGCTGGATGGCACCGTCAGCAAGGCGCTGCTGATCGTCATCGTGGATGGCGACCTGATTTCGGGATTCCTGTTCCGCAACGCTTCGATCTCGGGCGCACTGCCCACGCTCGCGCTGGACGCCTTCACTGAGTTCCCGCTGACCGCGACCATCCTCGCACCCGCCAGCGGCACCGCCATCGCCTACTACGAGCCCGCCAAGGCGGTAGCAGGTACTGCGGGCTGAGTCTGACGCTGAGTAACCGATTGTGGGCCCGGAATGTTCGGGGGAGCTTTCCGGGCCCGCTCTTTTTCATCCCCCAATCTCCCGTTCCTCCAATGAAAGGCACACCCATGGCAACCAAGACTTCTGCCCGCAAGGCACCCCAGGACCACAAGCAGGCTGAGCGGCCCGTCGAGGAAACTCCCGGCTGGGATCTCCTGACTCCGATCGCTGAGCTCACGGCAGCTCGGCAGGCGATTGTGCTTGCCAAGGCGACAGAGACTGGGGCCTTCAGCGATGGTGCCAGCGAAGAGGATATGGATTTCGCGAAGCTTGCTGAGGTCATCGAATATTTCTCCGCTGAGGTCGCTGTCGATTCTGCAAAGTTCGACAAGTGGAGCTCAGGCAAGGGCGGCTTCGTTCGCACCACGGAACTTCTCGGCGCGTTCCTTGGTGAACTGGGAAAAGACGCCAGCTAGTCGAGCTGTTCGACAAATATCCGGCAGCTCTGGGCGACATGTGGGCGCTGTATCGGGTTGATCCGCTCGATCCTCGGACACCGATGCGGATCATTGAGGCGTTGCTTGACCGTCTGGCATATGAGCCGGGCTCGATGTGGCGCGCCGAGGAGCTGCTGGGTGGGCGTGAATGGTTTGGCTATTCGTTGCCGGTCCAGCATCTCGCCGCCATAGTCGATTCGATCACGCTCAACTCGAAGGTGTCTGGCGGCGTGAAAAGGCCACGGCTGAAACCGTCTGATCGCATGACATCCCCTGAAATTCGCAAGCCGCGCAATGTGGTTTCGACTTCGAACAATTTGGGTTCCCTGTTTGCGGGGATGTGATGAAGGGGTGGGCTGATGGCGACCGGAAATGTTGGCAAGCTCTCCATTAAGGTCTTCCCGGATAGCTCCCGTTTTAAGGCTGATCTGAAGAAGCTGATCGCTCGGGTCGAATCGTCAATGCATGTGAATTTGACGATTGTCCCGACGATCACCAACAAATCGATTGCCGAGGCGCGCTCCAAGGTCAAGCATGCGATGGCGGACGTGAAGCCCACCATCAATGCCGAGATCGGTAATGCGTCGATCGAGAAGATCAAGAAGCAGCTGAAGGATCTCGACGCCAAGGCCACGATCAATGCTGATGCGGACACTGGTGCTGCGAACGCGAAGATTGCGACGGCTGCACGGCCTCGTTCGGTGCCGCTGAACCTGAAGGTTTCTACCAAGTCGATTGCGGCGGTTGGCACAGCGATTGCGGCACTTTCGGGTGCGCGTATGGCAGGTTCTGCCCTGTCGAATATGGGCAATTCTCTGTCGAATCTGGATCGGATTGCCATCAAGGCTGCCGCGTCGCTTCCTGCTCTGGCGGTCGGGTTTTCGGCTGTCAGCTCTGCGATGGGTTCGGTGGCGTCTCTGGCTGGCGGGATTGCTGCTGTGCTGCCTGCTGCACTGGCTGCCCCGGCGTTGCTGGGCGCTGCCGGGACGTCGGTTGGTGTGCTGGTGGCTGCCCTCAAGGACACCAAGACAGTCCTGGCGGATCTGGGCCCGCAGTTCTCGGCGCTTCAGGATTCGATCTCTGCGAGTTTCTGGGCGCAGGCGGCTCAGCCGATTCGCGACATGGCCAATGCTGTGCTGCCCGCCCTGTCGGGCCGTCTGTCGGAGATTGCTGCCGGGTTCGGTTCGTGGGCTCCTGCCATCAAAACGGCTGTGGTGGGTGCGATCCCGTCGCTGGACGCGATGATGGGCACCCTGGCGGGTTCGGTGCGGGCTGCCGGTGTGGGTGTCGGCAACCTTGTCACCGGCCTGTTGGGGCTTGGTGAGGCTGGTGCTTCCTATGTCCCGCGCCTCACTGCTGCGTTCAATTCTGCGACTGCCTCTTTCGCCGCTTGGGTGCAGGAAGGTTTGCAGACCGGCCATATCAATGACCTGATCGATGGTGCTATCGCATCGGCCAAGACTTTGGGCACGATCTTTGTGCAGATCGGTGGCATTTTCGCCGCCGTGTTCGGTGCTGCTCAGGCTGCCGGTGGATCATCGCTTCAGGGGATCGCCTCGGCTCTCACGCAGGTGAATGCGGCACTTTCCGGTCCTGTGGGTCAGGGTGTCATGTCCACAATCTTCACCGGTGCCGCGCAGGCGATGCAGGCACTCAAGCCCGGACTGGATGCCATTGGTCAGGCTTTTGTGTCGCTGGCCCCCACTATCGGCGCAATTCTTCCGCTGGCTGGTCAGATCGCTTCGGTGGCGCTGGGCGGGATCTCGGCAGCCTTCTCACAGCCTGCCTTTGCTGGCGGGCTGCAGGCGTTCTTCAACGGTGTGCTGGTGGCTGTGCAGGCACTCGCGCCTGCCATGCCCGCCCTCGGCACTGCCTTTGGCGCGCTGGCGCAGGTGGCCGGGGTCCTCATGGCCGCGATCGGGCCGGTGCTGTCTGCTGCGCTGCAGCAGCTCGCACCGATTATCACCTCGATTGCCACAGCTATTGCCCCGGTGATTCAGACTCTCGGCACCTGGCTGGCTGACTTCATTTCGTCGCTGTCGTCCGGGCAGGTTGTTTTCGGCGGTGTCGCGGTCGCGCTGGGTGGGCTTGCGAAGGGTTTCGCCGGACTGGCGCTCGGCGCGCTGGGTGGGCTGTCGAAGATTGCCGGGCTTGTGGAGTCGCTTGGCCCGCTGAAGGGGATTCTGGGCACCCTGACTGGATCGTTCGGCGGGATGTCGGGGGTTATGGGGGTTCTCAAGACCGCCTTCTCTGCCCTCACTGGGCCTGTCGGCATCATCCTGGGAATCCTCGCCACCCTCTACATGACCAATTCAACGTTCCGGGACTCCATCAATGGGCTCATCGGGACCGTCATGGGGCTGGTGGGCACGCTGGTGTCTGCGCTGATGCCGATCATCACCACGCTGGTGAGCTCGGTCATGCCACTCATTACCACCGCCGTCAATGCGCTGGTGCCGATCTTCGCAATGATCGTTTCCGCACTCACCCCGATCATCAACATGATCGTGGCCACAGTGCTGCCGATCATCACGCAGGTCGTCGCTGTGCTCCAGGCTGTGCTGATCCCGGTGATTCAGGCTCTAATGCCTGTGGTGCAGACGGTGTTCGGGGTGATGGCTTCGGTGATCTCGGCAGTGATGACCGTGGTGCAGGGAATCATCATGACTGTCACCTCCGCCATCTCGGGCGATTGGTCCGGGGTGTGGGAGGGGATCAAGCAGGTCTTCTCTGGCATCTGGGATGCCATCAAGGCAATCGTGACCGGGGCCATCAATATTGTGCTGTCGATTATCTCAGCTGTGCTGGGTGTCATCTCAGCGGTCTGGAATGCGGCATGGGATGGCATCAAGGGCTTTGTGGGCGGCATTTGGGATGGCATCAAGGGCGCTATCACCAGTGGTGTCAGCAACGCCGTGGGTGCCGTGATGGGCTTCAAGGATTCCATTCTCGGGTTCTTCTCGGGGGCTGGTTCGTGGCTTCTGGATTCCGGAAAGTCCATTATTCAGGGCTTGATTGATGGCATCGGAAACATGGTCGGTGCCGTCAAGGATGCAGTGGGCAATGTGCTTTCTGCTGCCCGTAATCTGCTGCCGTTCTCGCCTGCCAAGGAAGGGCCTTTCTCCGGCAAGGGCTGGACCCTGTATTCAGGCCGAAGCATCGTGACCGCACTCGCCCAGGGCGTCACCGACAAGCAGTCGGAATTTCGGGCCGCGATTGCCGACACGATGAATGCCGGGGCGGGGGAGCTGCGTGCTCTTTCCGGGATGCAGCTCGGCATCGATGGTGCCAACTCGAATGCTGGCGGCGTGACCATCAATCGTGGTGCGACGAACGTCTACACGAATGATCCGAATGCCGTCGTCGCTGAAATGGAAATGCGGGACCGGGTTCTGCTGGGGGTCGCCTGATGCTTGTCACACTCACATCTGACCGGGACATACTGACCCTGCAGGGCTGGCAGACCGACTACGGCTCTGAGGAGGGCTGGTGGGTCGAGGAAGGTGGCCTGTCAGGCTTGTGGGGCGGCGTAGGGATGCGTGCCACCGAGACCGACAATCCGAGCGGCAACGGCCAGCTGTGGCCGGGTTGCGTGCGTGCCCAGGCCCGCAGCCTGACGGTGGTGCTGGTGCATCGTGCCGACACATCGACGCTGGCAGAGCTGGAGGCGCGGGACCGGATTGCCGACATGGTGGGCCGTGATCTCACTGTCACTGTCGAGACTGACGGCACGAGGCGCTCCATCGCGGGCCTGATCGTGGCACAGCCGGAGTTCACCCATGTGGACCACCAGACCTGCCGCGCCGGGTTCGTGATCCGCTGTCCGGATCCGCTGTGGCGTGGTTTGCCGGTGTCGGTGGGTGGCCGGTGGGCTGAAACGTCTGGCGGTGGTTTGCAATATCCGCTGTATGGTGATACGGGCACACTGCTGTACGCGATTGCTGCACCCTTGAATCGTGTGACGGTCCCGAATGTGGGCCGTCAGGATTCGTGGCCGGTCCTCCACACTGACGGGGCTTCGGAGTGGTGGCGGTTCACGTGTGCCGGACGGTCGGTGGAGATGCGTCATCCGACGGGTGCGTGTGTGGTGGATTGTCGGGCTGGGACGGTGACGGCTGGCGGGGTTGATCAGACGTCTTGGCTGTCCCGTGACGATTTTTTCCAGATTCCTCCGGGTGGTGCCGAGGTCGAGTTCTGGGCGTCTGGTGGTGTCGGTTTTTCGGTGGAGGTGGCTCCTGCATGGCTGTGATTGCTTTTGATTTCTTGTCTGGCCGGATGGTGACGCGGGTGGCTGCGGCGTCGTGGTCGTGGACTCGGGAATTGTCGGCTGAGGGTTCTTTCGAGTGCACGGTTTCGGATGTGGCTGAGGCTGCCCGGCAAAATTTGGTGGAAAACGCCCGTGAGTGGCGGACGGTGCTGGTCGATGCCGATTGGGTGGACGGCCCTACTGGCCGGGTGCTGGATGTGCACGCGTCAGGGATTGTGCATTCCAGAAAGTTTGAGGACAGCAAGGCAACTTTTTCGTGTGCAGGGTTCGCGTCGATCCTGTCGAGGCTGCTGGTTGTCAATCACGAGTTGGCGAACCGGAAGATTTCTGGCCAGATTTTGGACCACGAGTCGGAAGATATTGTGGTTCCGCCTGATTGGCAGATGTCGCATGGCGGGGCTCTCGCGGACATTATGGTCAAAATGTTGACGGAGGCAGGCTCTTATATTGATTTGCCGGTCACGTTGCCAGATTATGAGGGCGGCACCAATAATCGTGTTTATTATTCGACCGATTTGGCGACGGTTCTTGACCGGTTTAATGATTTGTCGAATGTGGAGAACGGTCCCGAATATCAGTTCACGCCGCACATTATTGATGGGTTGCTGTCG